TATAAAGGTGAAATATGATTCTTAATATTTCTAGTTTATATTTTAATTTTATTTTGGAGGTGCTCATTATGAGTAAAGTATTTTTCATTTTAGGTATGGCAGTAGGATTTGAATCTTACATCGCATTCACTACAGATAATTTTATTTTAGCGATTCCAAATGCAGTATTAGCATTGGCTTCATTAGTAGTACTGTTTTATGTTTATGGGCTTGATTTTAAAGCAATTTTTAAATTGTTTAGAGGGGCTAAACGATAATGAACTTGGGTGTTTTATTAGGACTGCTAGTATTTATGCTAGCATCCAAAGATTTTATTGCAACGTATGCAACCACATATGAATTAATTCTATATATTATAGGGTTAATGCTTATGGGTTGCTCGTGGTTGATTGATTTTCTACTTGGAGTTGACAGCAACTCTAAAAGGAGAAAACATGTTAGAAAATAGAGTTAATGCCGTAAAAGGAATTCTGGAAGGCATACCAGATGGTATAATGGTTAATCTTATTGTGTTATACTCTGGCGGATTCGATTCTACTGCCTTATTAGATATAGCCATTGGAACTAAATCAAAATATGATAATATAAAAAATATATATGCCCTACATATTGAAAGTAATCTAATACATGATGGTAAATTAGAGCTAGAAAAGGAATATACAGAAAAATTTATATCGCATATTAATAAAGATAAAGATGATACTGTAAAATTCCTTAAGGTAGTTCGAGATATGCCTGAATTAGATCAATATGCCGAATATGCAGATAATTCTTATGATCTATTAATGATAAATACTATAAATTCTGTAGTTCCATTTATTGGTGGAGCTTATTTGAATATAGTATTAGATGGAACTTTAGATAAAGATTCTAGAGTTTACCATTTACCATTTTATAAAGATATGGTTGAATCGTTTAATAAAAACTTCAGAAAAAATGAAGTATGGATGGAATTCCCTTTTCTAAAAATAGATAAGCTAAGAATATTATCATATATTATCCGCAAAGGATTATATGAATTCTGTACATGCTGTGAACAACCAGATCTTAAAGAACAATTCTGTTATAGCTGTAGAGACCACACAAATGCTCTGATAGAACTCCTATTAGAGAATGAGGTATATGGAGGTACAAGTCCTTCGGCGGAGCTTGATGAAAAAGGCATCAAGTTCATTAAAAGAGAACTAACAAGAATTCTTGGAGGTGAGTGGAATTAAACCGAAAATTGAAGTGATATCTAGCTTAATTTTATTATTTGCTAGTATCGTAGTAATAACGGCAACATTCGGATTTTTGATCCGTTTCGTATTTGGTATGGAACTTTTCACTAAATTCGAAGAGGCAATGATGTTTTTATATGTAATCAATGGTGGACTATTAGTATTTATGATAACTATAGGTTACATGATTTATAAATATCATAAAGGATAAAGAGGGATATTAAAATGGTTGATAAATTAATAAAGTTATTAATATATATGGTAATCCCATGGATTATCATGGTTCCAATTTATTTATTAGATGGTATATCTGGTACTAGATTAACTCCAGTGATGCAACTCTTCTGTGTACTCGTAGATGGTTGCATTATTACATTTTACGTAGTTTGGCTAATTGTTAAGAAGATTGGAGAGTTGCAATGATTATGACTGATTATGACTACCAATATGGTGGTCTTCTAAATGAAATCATTAGTGCTGGAGAAAATCACCCAAATAGAACTGGCATTGATGCAATTTCAATTCCACAAGTTCATTTTAAAGTAGATTTGTCTAAAGGGGTCATGCCTATTCTTGGCTCTAAATTTGTGCCGTTCAAAACAGCAGTAAAAGAGATGCTTTGGATTTGGCAAAAGCAATCTAACAATGTAAAAGAACTCCAAGAAATGGGAGTTCACGTATGGGATGAATGGATGCGTGAAGATGGAACTATTGGTAAGGCGTATGGATATCAATTAAGAAAGTTTGATCAAGTTAATAAATTGATCAAGACTCTTAAAGAAGATCCATATAATCGTCGTATGGTAGTTACACTATGGAATAACGAAGACCTTGATGATATGGCACTTCAGCCATGCGCATATGAGACTCTATGGAGTGTATATCGTGGATATTTAAACTGCACTTTAATTCAACGCTCTGGCGATGTTGGACTTGGAGTCCCATTTAATACTCTACAATATGCAGTATTAGTCTGCATGATTGCACAATGTACAGGCCTCAAGCCTGGTAACTTATATCATTTCATTAATGATGCCCATATCTACTCTAACCATAAAGATACTTTAATGAAACAGTTAAAGGAAATTTATGCATATGATGTGGTCAGAAAAGACGAAAGACAATATCCTAAATTGAAACTAAATCCAGAAATTAAAGATTTCTACGATTTTACAATTGACGATATTGTGTTAGAAGACTACACTCCTGGCCCTAAACGACCTATGGAAGTAGCAGTCTAATATTTTATTTTAATTTATATTTCTAGTAGGAGAATAGTTATGATTTCAATGATCGTATGTTACGACGCACGCCGTCATATCGGCAAAGATAATGAGTTACTAGTGAAGATTCCGGCAGACCTAAAGCGTTTTAAACAACGCACTTTAGGTTGTAATATTATTATGGGCAGGAAGACTTTTGAGAGTCTTCCTGGATTATTGCCACATAGAACGCACTGGGTTATAACTAGGGATAAAGACTACGTTTCTAAATATCCAGGGCCAAATGTTAAAATATTTCATTCTAAGCAAGAAGTCTTAGATGAAATTAAACGATTAAATTTGGCAAACGTATACGTAATCGGCGGTGGTCAAATTTATGAAGAATTTATGGATGTGTGTGACTGTATTCATGCTACAGTAATTCATAAGATTTTAAAAGATGGAAATGTATTCTTTCCAAAAATTAAATCAAATGAATGGTCACAAAGCCAGGATGGTAAGACATGGGCCTGGAGAGATGAAAATGGTGATATGCTAGAATACACATATCAGAATTTTTATCGAAAGAAAGATAATAAATTAAAAATGGAGTCTAAATTTAACAAAGCGTTATAAGGAGTAATATATGGAAAAAGAACAACAAAGTGCAAAAATGTTAGATACAAAAGCTAAAATCGAAAAGTATTTTGGTCGTTTAGATGAAGCATCTGATGATCGAATCATTCAGTGGTTATGTGATGAATATGGTCTAACTGAAGAGGAAGTAAAAAATACGCATGTATATATCCTTAAAACGGATATTATATTTAAATTTATCGCGGATTGCAAGCTAACAAAACGCGATTACCATTTTAATGCATTTCCTATTAGTAATCGAGCTAATGCTATCGCTAACCGCATTTCTGAATATAAAAATAATCCGAAGCCAAAAAACGAAGAGCTTCCGTTCTAATAATAATCTTGCATATATATTATAATCATGATATATAGTTTATATATAGGAGGATTTATTATGAATAGGAGGACTTTCTTTCTATTACTAATTTTCACTTTTTCAATATTAGTGGCTCAAGCATCCACTGATAGAATTTGGTTCAGCTCAATGACTCGAGATCAAAAAGATCAAACAATCAGATATTTACAAGATTCAAATAAGGACTTATCTGATAGAGTTAATCTTTTAGAAAAACAAGTAAAAGAGTTAAATGAGCAAGTTTCTAATTTACAAAAATAGTATTATTTAATTTTAAGGAGAATTAAAATGAAAACTAACAAAACTTTAATCTTAACAGCAGCAGTACTTTCTACAGTTTCTATGGGTGCATATGCATCTAATGTTGTTACAGGTGCAGATGCCGCAGCTTTTGGTAAAAATAATGTAGTTGCCGGCTCCAGTGCATTTGCTGGTGGTTATAGCAATACTGTAAATAGTCAAAACAGTATTGTTGCAGGGACTTTGAATGAAGTCAATAAGAATACAGCGGGTAATGGATCCGCATTGGTTATCGGTGATAACAATACAGTTGCAGCATCCAGTGTATTAGCTGGTGGCTATGCCAATAAAATTACAGGTAATAACTCAGTAATTAACGGTATTAAGAATACAGTGGCTTCTGATAACTCCGATGTTACAGGCCAAAATAACAATGTATCTGGTCTAGCTAACATTGTTGGTGGTAATACTAATAATGTAGATGGATCTTACAATATTACAACTGGTTATAAGAATGCAACTAATGGAACTAGTAATGTAGTTGGCGGTTATCTTAACAACGCTATTGCTAATAATACATTAGTGGTAGGCATGAATAATAAAGCAACTGCAAACGAAGCATTTGTTGGTGGTCAATTATCTAAAGCTAGTGGTGAAGGCTCTATCGCTTATGGTTATGCAAATGAAGCCACTAAATTAAATTCTGTTGCTATTGGCAATCAAACAAAAGCGTCTGCAGATTTTGCGACAGCTACAGGATACTTAACTGAAGCTAAAGGTGGTTGGAGCTTTGCAGCTGGCAATCAATCTAAAGCTATCGGTAATGGCTCTGTGGCATTCGGCCACAATAATAAAGCTATTGGTTTACATAGCTTTACTGCAGGCGATAACAACGTTGTCTACGGAGGTAATGCTACAGCATTAGGTAACTACAATACTGTAGCAGGAGTAAGTTCTTTCGCTACTGGTCAAAACAATACAGTCAGCAAAGACTTCGGCACCGCTATTGGTACAAATAATGCTTCTAATGGTGAAGCATCTTTTGTAGGAGGAAATGGCTCCACAGCTCAAGGCGATAACGCTTTCGCATTTGGTTATAAAACACAAGCCATTGGTGATGGTAATATTGCTATGGGTAAATATGCTAATGCGACCGGCAAAGATTCCTTAGCACTTGGTCGTGATTCTGTAGCGAGTGCAGATAACACAAATGCATTAGGTCAAAATGCAGTAGCAAGTGGTGAAAATGCTACAGCAATTGGTCATGGATCTGAATCTGCTGGCCGTAACTCCAATGCATTTGGCTCTTCTGCTAATGCATCTGCTGACTTCTCTACAGCAGTAGGTAATAGTGCTAAAGCTAAAGGTGTATCTAGCACTGCTACAGGCTTTAATGCATTAGCTAATGGTAACTTCTCTACTGCATATGGTAATGATGCTCAAGCAAAAGGTAATCGTTCTGTAGCAGTTGGTTATAATGCACGTGCAGAAGAAAGTGCAGTAGCTATTGGTAATAACTCCAATGCAGGTGCAGTTAATGCAGTTGCAGTTGGTGCTGGAAATGCAGTTACTGGTATTAAATCTAGTGCGTTTGGTGTAGGCAATACAGTAAGCCAAGCCAATACACATGTATTAGGAAATGAAATCACTACAACTCAAGCTAATAGTGTTGTAGTTGGTAATAAGTCCACAGACCGTGCAGCTACAGCTGAAGAAGAAGCCGAAATCAATGGTTTGAAGTATGGCAACTTCGCTGGTAAAGGTTCTGTAGCTAATGGTGTTATGAGCATTGGTTCTGCTGGTGGCGAACGTCAATTAATTAATGTAGCAGCTGGTAAAGTATCTGCGGATTCCACTGATGCAGTTAATGGTAGCCAATTGTATGCTGTGGCTCAAAATGTATCTAATGTAGCTAATAGTACTAAGAATGTAATTGGTGGTAATGCTACGGTAGATCAAAATGGTAATATCACTACTAACAATATTGGTGGTACTGGCGAATCTACTATTGATTCGGCCATTAAGAAAGTTAATACTAAAGTTAATGATCACGAACGTAAATTAAAAGATCATACTGATATGCTAACTAAACATGAAGATATTTTAAATGGTCATACTCAAATTTTAGAAAAACATGATAAAGAAATTTCTCGTTTGACTAATGAAAATATCCGACAAGATGCCGATTTAAAACGTCATGAAGCACAAATTCAAAATCATGATATTCAATTAAAGAATCAAACTAAACGCATGGAAAATCAAGAAAAACGTATTGATAACCAAGATAAACGTTTAGATTATTTAGATGGTCGCATTGATAATCAAAATGCTCAAATTGAAAGTCATGAACGTAGAATTGAATCTAATAAATCTTTGGCTACTGAAGCATTAGCTGAAGCTAAGAAACATACTAGCGTTTCTGCAGGTAATAACGTAACTGTAACTACAAGCACAAATGCAGCTGGTGGTACTGATTACAAAGTATCTGTAGATAAAGTTAAATTTGGTAATGTTTCCTTGGATGATAAAGGTCTAAACAATGGCGGTAATAAAATCACTAATGTAGCCGATGGTAAAATTGCAGCTGATTCTAAAGATGCAATTAATGGTGGTCAACTTAATACTGTAGTTAATAATATTAACAACCGTTATGATGGTTTGACTAACCGTGTAGCTAAATTAGATGAACGCGTTAATAAAGTTGGTGCAAGTGCAGCAGCTTTAGCAGCATTACATCCACAAGACTTCAACCCAGATGATAAATGGTCTGTAGCAGCTGGTTATGGTAACTACAAAGGTGAAAATGCGGCAGCTCTTGGTGCATTCTATCGTCCTAATGAAAATACCATGTTCTCCGTTGGTGCTACAATCGGTTCTGAAAATATGGTAAATGCTGGCGTATCCATTAAATTCGGTCATTCTGATAAATTAGTTTCCAATAGTCGTGTAGCAATGGCTCGCGAAATGCAAGACATGAAAGCAACTATTGAAGCTCAAAATAAGAAGATTGAAATGTTAGTGAATATGCTTCTTGGGAACAACGATAAAGTGAAAGATACTGTGTTCCCAGACGTTCCAGAAAATCATTGGGCTTATACTTTGGTTAATGATTTAGCACACCGTGGCTATATTGATGGTTACGAAGATGGTCAATTCAAGGGTGATCGTTTAATGACACGCTATGAATTTGCAGCTATGTTAGATCGTGCTGTTCAAAATGGTGCAGTTATTAATCAAGAAATGGCTGACGCTATTCGTGAATTCAAACCTGAATTGGATCAAATTAAAGCAAGTATGCGTTTCCATGTAGATCGTATCAGTGGTGAAGATACTGATTTACATAAAGTTGAACGTGTACGTGTAAACACAGAATCCAATCGTGATCAATATGGTACAGTTGTTACTAAATAATTAGGGTGATAAGTATGAATCCTATTATCCCTAATGAAGTAATATACTTGTATATCATATTAGATAAAGTAATTGGGTTAGCCTGGTTACTTATGATTTTAAGTATGTTGTTATTTCTATTCCACATGGTAGTTTATATGGATTATGAGAAAAAAGCTGGTAACCAAGATATTGATGTGGTTACGAAATATAATTACGATCATGGTAAAAAGATTAGATTGGGTATATTGATAGTATTTGTAATATCTATAATTATACTAACATTAGTGCCAAAATCAGATCAACTTATGCTATTGATCTTAAATAATTATATGACTCCAGATACTTTAAATTCATTATCCGATAATGGAAAAGATATATTGAATGAATATATCAATATAATCAAAAGTGGAATACATTAATAAGATTTATTGGAGAAGGGATTTAATCCCTTCTCCATATTTCTTATTTTTTATCTTTGGAGGTTATTATGCAACTAGAAGATATAATAAATATATTCAAATCTAGATATGAAATAGATAGATATGATCCTGAGAATGGATTGCCATTCATCATCCTAGATAGAAATATTAAAGTTACAGTTCAGAATCACCATGTCTTAATAGAATGGAAGAACTTAGGGATTCCATCATATATTAAGACTAAGAAAAATAAGATGCTATTTGGAATTGGTATACAAAAAGCATTTGTTATTCAATCTGGGTTCTATGATTCTGAATTATTAGAAATAGTAGAAAAGTGTAATCTTAAAGCTACTGTAATATATGACAGTGTTATAAAATCTATGTTTGGCAGTCTACTATTCTATAAACCAGATGGGACTGTATGTAATGTATATCATACAGATAATGGATTATTTGATTTTAATCATTTATCAACTTGGGTTAAAGATCTGACTAAAGATGAAATGATTTCATATTTAGAGTCCATAGGATTTAACCAATAAGTCCACATATTAATACGAAATACTATTGATTGTGGGGTAATTTTATGCTTACTAAAATTGATGTAAATAACTTACTAAATTCCTATGGTTATGCTTTACAGACAACTGGTCATTATAAAGATTGCAATATATTAACCTATATGAATTCACTTAAAGGTATTGTTAATTTTGCAGTTGATGAAAATAATAATCCTTTAGCATTCTATATGGATTCAAATATTGTATTCCATAATATTAAATCGGAAATAGATGTAATCTATGCTATGGATCTATATATGGATAAGAATGATAATTTTATGAAATTTGTTTATAAGATTATCTTTACATATTATGATTCCTGTGCTAGAATCTATGTAAAAGATGGTTTAGCTGAACGTACAGTAATTAGAATTGAACTTCCTGATAAGACAATTGTAGTTACGGCAAACTATACTAATATTATTATCCAAGTTAAGTCTTTAAATGATAAAGATAATCCAGGAGAACGTATTAAAGTAGTTGAAGCTGGCAGCCATCAAGAAGTATTAGATTTTATTAATGAACTATATTAAGAAAAATACCCCAGAAGAGTTTAAAACTCTTCTGGGATACTTCTTTATTTTTTTTAATATTTAGATTCAACTAGAGAAATGATTCCATTCTCTCTTACAGCTAATGGGAAGTTCATATTAAGATTTGAATTACGAGCAACCCCAGTTTGGAAGTTTAGATTCATATCTTCTAATAAGAATGGATCAGGTAAGCTGATATTTTGTACTACTTGACCAGTCTTAACATTCATAGCTACGAATTCTCTATATTCTGTCTTAGTATCATAGACAACTACAGTCTTGATATCTGGATTAGATTCAGCAATCATACGATTTTGTTCAGGAGTGAATTGTTCACTAGTTACAGCTGGTTGGAATATATCCATACCACCTTGGGGTTGAACCATCAATGGGATATCTCCTGTTTCCAATCTTGGTGGCATAAATCCAGCTTCAAGTTGTTGACGAGGAGTATTGATAATATTTTCATACAAGCTCATAACAGCTGCATCATCATTACCAGTGGCATCGATCTTAAGTTCTTTAGTACGTTTAAGTTCCATATCATGGCATTTAGAAATAACAGAGTTAAGTTCTTTAATTGCCGATAATTTAGTACTTGATAGAGAAGAAATAGTTGTAGAGATGTCTGTCAGATATTGATATTTTCCTCTCATCTTAGAAAGACGAATATCATTAAATTCTTGCTTAAGTTCACCTTGCAATCCTTCGATTTGCATGATCATACCTTTAAGCATACCATTAGTTTCTTCATAGGATTCTGCATATGGTACATTTGTTACCAATTCAGAAGCTTCTCCTTCAGGAGAATCTATATCTCTATTTTTTTTAGGTGGACGGCCACGTCTACGTGGTTTAATTAAAGTATTTTCGTCCTCTACTGGCATAGGTTTTACGATAGACTCTGTTTTGCCAGATTTTAGTTTACCAAAGACTGATTTCATACTTAAATCAACTTTTGGTTCTTCTAAAACTGCATTACCAGAGACAATAGCTTCAGTATATTGCATAATAGACCTCCTAGATAATCATTATTAGATAGTTCTAGGTATTATAACCTATATGGCTCAAAATAGGCACAAATTAGATAAATACTAGCCTAATTACATTATATTAGGTATAACTGGGAATGTTATAAGGAGAAATATAATGAATACTCTTAATATTTTTAATCAGTTTCCACAAGATTATGACTTAACTATATTACAAACTTTCTTTGCTAAAGGTGCTAAACAGGATAATGGACGTTGGTCTACTCCTAGTATTAGTATGGTAGCAAAAGATAATAATACTGGAAAAAAATACTTATGCGAAATAGAAGATCCTGAATATATTTGGTATTTAGCCAAAGATCAGAATCTTTCTTATCATCATGACTATCTTCCTATTGAAGAAGTCGAACCTGTACAATGTACAAATAGACAATTAGAAAAATGTATAGCAGAAAAGACTAATAATCTTAGATTCTATACAAATAATATTAGTAGTGGTCAATATAGAGAGAATGCAAAGTTACATACTTTGAATCAAGTATTTTTCTCTGACCAAAATATTGAAGACCATTATAGATTCTGGTTTAATAGAATCTTTAAGAATGATATTCATTCTACAAGTAAAGCATATCTGGATATTGAAGTTGATATCTCCAATATTATTGGAGATTTCCCAGAACCAGGTGAAGCTCCAATTAATGCAGTTACATATATTTCAAATGGAGCAATTAATACTTACGTTCTAAGAGACCCTAGAAATCCATTAGTTCAAGAATTTGAAAATAATGTAGCTACTGGTCAAATAGAGCATGAATTAAGAGAACTTATTGAGTTTGCAATTGGTGGTGAAGATCGTCAACGTAAATTTAATATTTATGGTATAAAATTTAATATAAAATTCTTTGATGAAGAAACACATTTGATTGCTTCTTTATTCAAACAAATTAACACAGAACGACCTGACTTCTTGATGGCATGGAACATGGCCTTCGATATTCCATATATCATTGAACGTATCAAGAAGCTTGGATATACTCCAGAAAGTATCATGTGTCATCCAGACTTTAAGATGAATCCTAAAGCTGAATATTTCATTGATACTAGAATGGAAAATAACTATGCTGAACGTGGGGACTATTCATATATTAGTTCTTATACAGTATACTTAGATCAAATGATTCAATTTGCATCTCGCCGTAAAGGTCAATCTGCATTTGCATCATTTAAATTGAATGATATCGGAGCTCAAATTTGTGGTGTGAAGAAATTAGATTATCATCATATCACTACAGATTTAGCTAAATTACCATTCTTAGATTTCAAGACATTTATATTCTATAATATCGTCGACGTTCTTGTCCAAGTATGTATCGAAGAATCTACTGACGATATTGGTTATATTTATAACTCAAGTGTTTTGAATAATACAAGATTCTCTAAAGTTCATAGACAAACAATCTATCTGAGAAATAAACAACAAGATTTCTATTATAATTTAGGACTTGTTGTTGGTAATAATATTAACAAGACAAAAGAAAAGCCAACTGAAAAGTTTGACGGTGCTTTTGTTGCGGATCCTAACTTGGTGAATGATTCTGCTAAATTAAAGATCAATGGTGTACCAGTTTTCTTATGTGATAACTTAGTAGACTTTGACTTTAGCTCACTATATCCAAGTATTAACCGTGAATTTAACTTAAGCTCTCCATCTGAAATCGGTAAGATTGAATTTGGTGATGATAAAGATGCAAGTTCTGCTTTTGTAGAAGATATGGTAACTCAAGATTATCTAACTATTGGTAGTAGATGGTTTGGATTACCAGAATTCAGTGATCTTGTAAAAGAAGTTAAAGCAATCTATTCTTCTGGTAGAATTAAACCTAGGTTAGATTTCAAAGTATATAAAAATGGTATCTTAAGTGAACCTGAAGTTACAGAATATAATGAATTGATTCCTGCAATTACAGATAATGGATTCGGTTGTATTCCTGCAATGTATGGTGAACGTAATATCCCTGGGGGTAAAAATGATTAGATACTTTAATTTATCTATTGATGATATTAATAGTTTATTATCAATAAGTAAAGTTCTTAAATGTGATAGAATTATTTATGATGCAACTCAACCATATTCAATTCTAGGTATAGGACCTGATAATTCATATATTCAACGTATTATTGGATTACAAGTAGAATTACCAGAATATTGTAATGGAATCATGTTTAATGTATTAGAGATGAAGAATTTGGTAAAACTAAATTCTTCTGCTTCTATTACATGTGAATCTATGGATGTAGATTATATTAGAAATGCTAATAGTAGATTTCTTTCATTAGAAACAGATTCTAATTTGATTGGAAATGTAGAAAACTATAATGAGCATCCTGATTATCAAACTCTTCAGTCAGCTCCAGCTTCTTTAGGGGCTATGTGTTTATATATAAATAATGTAGGATTCTGGATTCCTAAGACAGCTTTACCTACAACTAAATCTGATAAAGTAAATGTAAATCTTTATACAGATGGTACAACTAAAGTTATTAGAATGAATATATATAAACCTAAAAATATTATCATCCAACAATCATTTATGTACTTATAAACAGTAATAATCGGCTATAGAGTCTATCTCTATAGCCATTTCTGTTTAATAGGTATCATAAAAACATTTAAATAATTCAAAGGAGGAACGATAATGGCTGAAGATAAAAAAGATAAGAATGCCAATGCTGGTAATTCCTTAATAAAAAATCTTTCTAACTTTTATAAACGTACGTTTTTTACTCCTCCAGATGCGGATAGTGAATTAGAAAATATTTCAAATAAAATCAACAACTCCATGGGTCGGATTGTTAATGATATTAACTACTCTACAGGTCTAAGTTCTCTTAGTACACTGTATGCTAAATCATTAGAATATCAAAATGATCCTAAAGTAGCTGATGGTTTTGAAGAAATGTTTAACTCTCTATCAGTAGATGGTGGTATATATAACTCTTTCTTCAACAATAGAAGTTTACGCCTATTTGATGCTGAAATCGATATGGTTTGTAAATATATGCCAATGCTTGAATATGCTATTGGTACTCTATGCGATAACGTAATCTCTTCTGACCACTTCTCTAAAGACTATATTTATATTTCTGATGAGAATGTAACAGTTGAAACTAATAAAGATGCTTTCTATGAAAATATCAAGGTATTGAAAGATAAGTATGATTTATTAGCTAAATTCCAAGATATCATCTATAATACTTCTAAATATGGTGAACGATTCATTTATATCGTGCCATATGAAAGAGCTATTAAGAAGATTCTTGATAATCCTAATAATCAGATGAGTTCTTTACGAGAATCTCTAGTATTGAACGAATCTGGAGTTATTAGTAGTAGTCCAGCTTTCAATGAAAATGGTTCTACTTATTCTAATACTAGTATTGATTCTAAAGATAAAGAAAAAGTATCTGTAGATTTTACATTCAATACAAGTAATGCATTATATGGTCCTATTATGGAACGCCATAATGCAATCTCGCGATTCCAAGCAATCAAAGAAAGTTCTATGAACTTTAATGAAGCTACAACAAGTACAGTTTCATTAGTTGCTGACGAAAAGTTAGATGCAAGTGGATTCATGGATGATACCGCATCTAATGGTTTGACTACAGTTGGTGGTCATGATATCAATACTAAGGAAAATTGGGGATTGAATGGTTGTCTATTCAAAGAATTGAATAGATATAAAATTATTCCTATTAAGATTGAAGACCTAGTATTAGGATATGCATATCTTGAAAATGATAGTGTATTTGGTTTAGAAGATGACTTCCCTGTAAGTGATACAACTACACCAGTAAATGCACTAGGTATTAATAAAAGTACTGATTTAATGGCAACAAAGAACTCTGCAGTATTATCTGATGCGGTAGTTAAAACAGTTGCTCATAAATTATCCACTGCTATTGATACTAAATTTATCAAGTTAAATAAAAATCTTTCTAAAGAAATTTATGCTATTCTTAAACATGATCTACAAGTTGGTAAGAATAAATATACTGTAACTTTCTTACCTCCAGATGATGTAGTTCATTGCTATTTTAAATTAGATCCAGATACATATCGTGGTATCTCAGATTTATATAAATCTTTGATTCCTGCAAAACTATATGTAGGTCTTTATATTACTAATACGATTGGTGCTATGACTCGTTCTCAAGACCGTCGTGTTTATTATGTAAAACAATCTGGCATTGATACGAATATTTCTAAGATTCTTTTAAATACTATTGACCAATTGAAACGTCAAAACTTCAATATTCGTCAATTAGAATCTATGAAAAACGTATTAAATATTCTTGGTAGATTCAATGACTTTGTAATTCCTACAGATAACTCTGGTAATGCTCCAGTGCAATTTGAAGTTATGCAAGGTCAAAATATTGATCCACAAACTGAACTAATGGATAGACTACAAACTATGGCAGTTGATGCTACAGATGTACCTTTCGAAATAGTTCAAGCAAGACAATCTATGGATTATGCAATCCAAGCTACCATGTCTAATAGTAGATTCTTGAAGAAGATCTATAATAGACAAACTATTGCAAATAGATTCCTATCTAAGATTATGACATTATTATACCGTGGTGAATTTGATAGCCCAACGGCTACTATTAAAGTAAACTTACCGGTTCCGATGTTCTTAAATCTTACAAATACAAATCAATTCATAGTTAATGCTAACGATATTGCTACATCTACTGCAGCGGCATTTGGTGCCGACTTAGATGATACAACTAGAGCATTATTTGAAAATAACCTTAAAGCTAGATTGCTTGAAGGATATTTAGATATGGATATGATTACAGCAGTTAAAGATAAAACACGTTTACAAGCTGCTAAATTAGTACCTGATCAAGATAATGAAACTTCTGATGCTGGATATTAAACAGCAAAAACCGGACATAGGCTTGAAGCCTATGTCCGATATTGCTTTGTCGTCGTATTGTTTTGGATAGGAGATGAAGACTGCAAATAAGGATTTTAAGTCCGTACAATTTGTTATTATGTGTATAGTGTTTTCCGTTTGGTTTTATTTGTTAGCAGCGAGCAAGGTATTTATATTCACGTTCATTAATCGATTTTAAATGAAATTTTGGTATAAGTAGTCATGTTATTTTATTAGGAGTATGTTATGAAACATTGGCACCTTATTTGCAGTCATTAAAATGTTATAAAAAATTAGTGACCAAATAAATAGGACTAGACCTTTATAGGCCTAGTCCTGATTTTATTTAGTTGGTTTTATTATTTACCTGTCCAAGTAGTCTTAGAACCAGTATTACCTTCACCATTACCAGTCAATGTACCATTGAAAGGTTTCATGTTAGTAATACCAGAGTAAGTCATTTCGGATTCATCCCAGATTGTACCTTTACGTACCCAATCAAGTAAGCTTTGAGCTTTCTTGTTTACAGATGGGTTGGCAATAGGGAAACCGGAGAATTCAACAGACAATTCTTTGAAGCCGATATCTTGACGGTCTACGTTGTAGATATTCAAGTCAGCATTTGTAGGTTGAGCAGCTACGATGTAGAATGCTTTTTCTACATTCATTAAAGTATTATCAGTTACGATATATAAGAAGCTAAATACTTCTTTATCGAAACCAGGGTCTGTGATAGTACCATCTTCAATAAGACCATGATAATGTTTAACTTGTGTTGTTGGATCTTTGATACCACGCAAGAACAATTCATGAACTTTTGTTAAGATAGAACCAGATTTTTCGAAGTAACGTAATGTGAAAGTAGAAGCAGATTGGCTATTAACTTTGTTAATTACGTTGATATTTTTAACACCGTTTGTCAATTCTGCAGTTTCGGAGTTGATGTTATCAATACCGTCAAGACCACGGAATTCATATTCAAGGATATGAACGTAAGTGTTAATCAATTTAGCATATTGCTCATGTTTTTCAGCTAACTTCTTTAAGAAGAATGGAATATCAAGTACTAAGAATAAACCATAACCAGATTCAAATTGGTTGAATTGGTAAAGGTTAGCCCAGTCAGTTACACCACGGAATAAAGCATAGTTAGTCAAATCACGAATATCTTTAGTGCCGTCGAAGATAAAATTAACAGCACCGCTTGTACGTTGTTCAGCCATTTTTATCCTCCTTATTAGATCTTGGCACTATTGTTTGTAGTAGCAATTGGAATAGCTACGATACGGAAGATTTCTGCTTGAGCAAAATCTTTGAAAGATACTTTGATTACAGCATATACAATCTTGTTAGCTGCATATACGGAATCAGTTTGAAAATCAATAGAAATAGATGCAAATTTAGAGGAAGATGCATCGATAACCGCTTGAATATCTTTCTTATAGTCTTCAAAGTCTGCACCAGTAATGAATTTATAACGAGATTTAGGACATTGAATACGAATATCTTTAATAAGACCTTGGATATTCAATACGTTATTGATAAAGCTCAATTGTGTAAAGATATCTTGGGATGTATATTCAGTAGCAATATGGAAGATACCATTATAGTATTTACCAAAGTTGATACGAAGGTCATCCATTTGGTCTACTTGGTTGCCAGCTGGAGTAATCTTAGGTACATAGCTTAAAGTACCTTCGATAATTTCAGGAACTGTCCAACCATTACTTTGACCAGCACAAACTAGAGAACGACCGTTAGCAAAGTGCATACAAATCAAACGAGCGATTGCATAGCCCATAGTAACAGTAACTTGTTTCTTAGTATATGGATCATAAGTATCAAAGTATTGACAATAAGTACCGATAAATTTGTTATTGATACCATTGTTAAGTGTCTTAGCATTCTTAATAGCTAGGATATTAGTCAAACCAGTTGTACCCATATCACGGAAGAAGAATACGTCTTGACGGAAAGTAACTAATGCTTCGATAGCACGTTTAGTAATGTGAGGATATGCCGCATCAACTACCACATCGATAGGGTTGTTGTCTGTGTCATAAATTTCATCATTAAAAGTACCATCATATACTTTAGTCATTTCTTTAGCATAAACAGATTGATTATCAGTTACGCCTTTATAAGTTTTGATAGGAGCATCACCGAAAGTTTCACCATTGAAGCCGCCGATCAAAGGATGACCGTTTACGGAATCAAGTTTAACTGTAGCAACACCATCAGTTGTAGAAGTTAAAACTTCAAATGTTTTGAAAGTTTCACCTCTCCAAGTGCGTGCAGTGATGATATCAGATTCACGAAGTACTGCTTCATTAATACCAGAAAGGGAAGCAATTTTCGCAAATAACAAATTAACTTGGTCTTCGAAACCAAAGCATTTTACTTGTTTAGAAGTACGTTTGATTACGGAGTCAAAGAATAAGTTAAAGCCAGATTCTACTTCATCTGGATTCAAAGAGAATACAATGGATTCCAATGTATTATTGTTTTCTTCGATGTCCAATACATAACGAGTAGATTGAGCAGAACGAGAAAGTGTAGTATCAGTGGAAATGGTAATGGATTTTGCAGATACACCACGACCATTATCAGTGATCAAGAACAAAGGATAACGATTATCTTTGTTATTTTTGAATTTGTTATAGAAAGCTTCAGCTACTGCTTTATAGTCAGAACCATATTTATTTTCAGTTGCTTCAAGAGTTTCTATAGAGAAGTTAACTTGACAAACTTTAAACATAGCAGCAACTCCGTCGCTACCTGCTTCAGTTTTATTGTAAAGTGGACGATCTTCTGGTTTGGAAACTGTATCTACATCAGTTTTCTTCCAGTATAAATCTTCCATTTCATAACTTCCGTCTGGTTTTGTTACAGGAGCTCCTGTTACAGAGTCTGTTTTAATTCGAGTTTCTTGACGGGAAATTTCTTTGGTATGAGCTACAACACCAAGCATAGCTAAACGAGAAGTTGGGTCAACAACACGTTTTGCATAAACAATACCACCATTGTTGATTACGTTAGCGGCTTGAAGTAAAGGTTGCCCATGACGTGCAAAGGAAATTTCACCATATTGGTCAAAGAAATCTTTACCTTGCCATTTTGTATATTCTTCAGTGCCTTTGTCGGATGTGAAGCCGGCAAATACAATCGGCCTAACAGTAGAGTCAGCTACATTCAGAGAAGGAATATAACTTTGGTCTTCAAGAATGATTTTTGTACCAATCATAATCTCTTATTTCCTCCTTAATAGAATTAAAATAGTTCTAAACGATCCGATTGGAGATCTATTTAAACTTTTATTCATATGTTATTCAGGGCCCTTTAGGTCATTAGGATCTTTTCCATAGGGCTATCTACCTTATTCTTGTTGATTACTGCGTTTACGACAGCATCATCCCAATTTTCAGAAGTGATAGAAGTGAAGGCAGAAATATACTTAGGAATCATCTTAATTGATACTGGTTTGTATTTATGCATGTCGGTCTCTTTAGCCAATCGGAACGGAACTGATTCATCTTTAGTAGATCTGCATAATTCAGAAATAAGGATACCAAACATCTGAGCAGATATACCGAAGGAAGATCCATTAAATTTAATAGAGTCCATTAAGAAGGTGTGTAATTCATCATAAGGAATTACATTAGGTATATTACCAGTAATCATAAAGATTCTAAACATATTTTCTACATTCGTGATATCTTCTGGAGATCCAGTATTTACAATAGCTACATCGTCTTTCTTGAATCTAAGAATACGATAATCTACAGGAACTGGAATCTTCTTGTCTAGGATATAGTCTTTGACTTTTTCAACAGAAGAAGGCATGCAGGAAATTAACACAGGGTGGTTAAATAGTTTAACTCCATATATCGATTTTCCTTTAGAGTCGAAGACCTCATATGAAAAAAGCCCGAGAGTATTAATATACTCTCCGGCTTCTTCTGCATACTTCATATGACCGTCATTCCTAAAATAATTTTCAGGGATATAGTAAACTAATTCCCCATCTCCCTTAAAGATAAGGGAATTCCCATCCTCTTTAAGGAAGGCGTTAACTTTAGTCATAGACATTAGTTTGCACCTCTAGTTTTTTCTAATAGTTCATTGATCTTAGCCATAACATCTTGAACTTCTTTTTTGGTAGCATAAGCAGATAAGTCTTGAGCTGCACCACCAGCTTTAAGTTTTTGCTCTAAAACTGTATTGGTTACATAGTCATTCAATTTAGTATCCACTTGGCTCTTACTATAGATTGCAGTACCATAATGAGCTGTAGTAATAACAGTATTAGAATTCTTACCATCATATACAGTCAATGCATTGGTACACAAAGCCATAGATTTATCTTTAGAACCCATTTCTACATTACCATTTTTATTTATCTTGGCAATAGGAATCCATTTATTATCTGGAGATTTACCATATAAATATTGTTGGTTTGGTAAGAAGATACCGTTTTTGAAATGAATATCATTAATATGCTCATAAGCAGATTTAACTGGATCATGAACGTAGATATTAACTGTTCCGCCTTCATTGGATGCCATATAGATCATACCATTAGCATAAGCAAAATCTTCAATTTCAATACTGGAATTGATTTCTACTTCACGTAGAATAGTACCAGCATAGTCAGATTCAACAATTCGATTCAATGTAGCAAATACAATAGTTCTATCCATGAGTAATGCACCATTAGAATCATTGTTTGTTTCATTTACAGTTACTGTAACTTCTTTTTCTACAGCATTAAGATTAGCATAATCATATAATCTTAATTTACGTGTAGCATTAGTATCACCAGGAACTATAGATAATAATTTTTTGCTACCTTTATTATAGTCAATATTGAAGAATTTATCGGTATAATCAGTATAACCATCAACTGTTAAATCATCATTAAGTCTATAAATTCTATTACCATTGGTTGCACCATTAGTAACTAAGATATGAGTGCCATCATAAGTCAAGGTATTGCAATGACCTAAGATATCAGCACCAGTGAAAGACCGTTTAGTTAAAACAGAGAAATCTGTTGGGGATAATTCATAGATAACTTGTTTTGTGTTATCGGAATTAACACATGCAAGAATAAATGTATTCTTTTTAAAGTTATAAGTAAACCCTTGACATTGGTTTACATCAGGATCTAATTTAATATTTGTAGCTAAAGTGATATGATCTGCAGATTTAATCTGTGCTAGATTTTTTAAGATTGCTTCATTAACTTTAGTACTAAGCTTATAAATGTCTTTAGCAACTTCTTGAATTGCTGGGGTTAAAATGCCTTTAATGAGTTGAGTAAGATTCTTCATAGTAATTTCTCCAACCTATTAATCATGGGAAAATATTAAAACTCTATATTTAATTGTTGAAAGAATGAGTAAATACTCAATGAGGATGAACCTCATTGAGTATATTACTTCTTTTATATTATTGGTTAATAATGCCAATAACCATCATCTTAGATAATTCTTCTGCTTTAGTAGGGAAGAGTTCTGAAGATAGTTTATTGTCATTAGTTACATTATAAGAATCTTTAGCTACCCATTGTTTAGTTGAGTAATTATATCGTTTAGTTTCATCTTTATTGAATAAAGGAATACGATATTTTAAGAAATCTTCATCAGACATTGCTGGATTTGTTTCAGAAATACAACAATGAATATATTTAGCGAAATTAGTAGATCCTTGATTATGAGTAGAGTCGAATCTATATCCAGGAGAATTAACTAATGAAGTTGGCGAATCAGACATTTCGTTATAATTAGCTAATGATGGCATTACAACTTGAACTCCAGTATCTTCAAATATATATTTAATAGGATTGATATTTTGTCCAGAATACAAATTGGTTAATGTGCCACTAAATATATCTCTGAATACTTGTGTTCTCATAGGTAATACAACTTTATCTACTTTAACTTCAGATAAAGTACTATTATATACTAAAGGGGTTTCCTGCCCAACAAGTGTTATCTTCGTAATAACATCATCCATGGATTTGAATTTGGTGAATGGTGGAGCAGCAATGAACGCCTCTCTATATCCTATGTCATAAAAATCTGAATCTTTTACTAAATAGCCAAAATTTATACTAAAATCAAATGTACCTCTAAATGATAAATTACCAAATGGATAAACCCCTGCTACACTAGTACGTGATACATCAAAAGTTATAGGCTTATTTAATAATTTTAGTTGCGATTCAATTCTAGCAAGTCCAGTAGAATAAAGATTATAACCTGAACTTAAACTATAATTAGCACTAGGGGCCCATAATGAATTCTGTTCTGCTATTACGTTATACTTTCCAAAAATATCGTCTTTTATTACTATAATACCCTCTGAAATATTACTAGAATATTCATTCCCAAATTTATAATCAGCAAATAATATAGAAATTTTATCTTTGCCTAATAATTTAAATGTATTGATATAACTATTAAACATCATTGCTGGATAAATTTCATAATATTTCTTAGTATCAGGAGTTGCAGATGCTACTGGTTCCCAAGTTCTATTAGAATGGTTATATTTTTTACTACCATCTAAATTATAAATAGGAAGTCTCATTAATATAAATTCTGCAGAATCTTCTTTTTCTTTTATTACTGATGGATCTATATAAATATGAACTAGCTTGCCTAAGGCTTCAGCTAATTTAACACTAATGCCTTTGAAGTTTTTACTTTGCTCTTTAAAATAAAGAGTTTTAGTATCTTCTTGAGTCCATTCATTTATAGCCAATGGATCTGCAGTTCTAACAAATTGAGCTTCTAATTCATTAGTCTTATATTCATAGTTATTTCCTTGGAAGAAATCGCCACCAAGATCTCCGGCTAACTTAACTATGATTGGATCATATTGAGTTGTATCACCTTCACCGTAATCATTCATTAGACCTTGGTTCTTATAGAATAAGTGTTTAAGTAATCTATAGTCGACTATTACTTCTTTACATACAACTTCTTTTATGTATTTATTACCAGATAATACGAAAGCATCACATTTAAATTTTTCAGGAACTTCACCATTTAAAGTGATCTTAGTATTATAATCAGTTAACGCTACTGCACCACCAAATTGTTTACGATCTGGCTTACTCCAGTCATTATCACTATTTGTTTCTTGAGTGAGATCGTAATATTCAGTACCATTATAATTTACTTTCTTGAAATCATCTTTAATATCAATGGTTAAATTGATATTCTTAATATTTTGAGCACCAGCAGTTAAATACATATAGCTGCCTTGTAAGAAATTCATATCATGAACGGTCAACTTAACATTTCTATCAGATTGATTTTCATGAGTACTTTCCAAATGGCTTACTAATTCATCAGTTGGGAAAAACATGCCTAATTTTTTTTCTTTAGGAATATTATATTCGGTAAGTGTAGAGGATATTATTGTATTACTTCCATCTAAAGTTTCACTAGAAGATGGAGAATAAGTAAATCCACCAGTAATATCTAAAGTACCATTTACCATACCTTTAACTTCTGTGGATTTCTTAATATTTTCTTCAGCTTTTTCAGGAAGTTTAACAACTTCAGCTGCTAGCTTAGATGATGCACCAGTAGAGCTAATACCGTTCTTAACTAGAACGGCTTTAACTTCTTGGAGATCATTATGTAAAAGATTTAAATTTTCTATGACCTTATCGGTCATATTAGGAGTGTTTGGCATAATTTATACCTCCATTAAACATTTTTACTGCCAATAACTCTCATTTTGTTAAGTTCTTCAGCCAATTCTGGGAAGATTTGAGTCATTGGTTTATTATCATTCTTAGGATCATATTGGCCAATTAATTGCCATTGACGTAAAGAATAGTTAAATCGTTGATTACCATCTAATGTAAATAGTGGCAAACGATATTTTAAGAAGTTCTTATTTTGAAGAATTGGATTATTGGATCTAATATGACAATGGATATGAGATACAAAGTTATTAATTGCTTCTTGTTGAGTGCAATCAAATCTATATCCAATATGATTATATACACCAAAGTCGCCAAAATCATAATCATATTCGCTAAGATTATCTCTATAATAAGATAAAGACCATGGTAGAGATTCAGCTATAGATGGAGTATCAGCAAAAATAAACTTAGTAAATCCAGCATCGCTAATTTTACCAAATATTAGTCTTCTAAATGATTTAGCTTTATAAGGAATAATAATTTTATTAACCTTAACTTCAGTAATATATTTATTGAAGAATAGTGGACAGCCTTCAGAATATGCGGTCATATCTAATTTAGTAATATCTGTATTATCAGAGAATTTAAATTTAGTATTTATAGGACCGGGCATAGTACGTACATAATCACGTATTTCTGCATATTCTGAACCTGTATTGATGTCATTACCAAATTTTACTTCTAATTTATCACTACTAAAATCTAGATCATGGAAAGGATAAGAACTACCAACATTTTGTGCACTCTCAAATTCAAATTTAATACTATTGAGGAAATAGTTATTAGAATCGAATGGTGTTCCAACTAATGCTTTATTTTTAATAATATAGCGATTATCTGGAGTTTCTGTAAAATAGGAATTCTTTTTAGTTATATAGTCATTATTGTCTAAATCTTGTAATACTATAATGCCTTTATCTCTAGTTTCTGGATTTCTATCTATCTTAGCTAGTCCATGACGAATTTTTACAGATTTATCAATACCAATGAGTTGTCCATTATCTACGTCTAACTCACCAGAAGATGTAATATCAAAATAACGAGAAGCATCTTCTGTGGCTTTTGACACTTCTTCCCAAGTTCGATTACTATAGTTATATTTTTTAGTATTATCTAAACTATATAACGGAAGTCTCATCAATAGAGGTTTTATAGATCTAGTTAAATTAATTTTAGCTGGATCTACTAGAATATGACACATTCTAGATAAAAATTCAGCTGGAGTATGACTAAGACCAATGATATTTTTTGCTTTTTCAAAAGCTGCATATTTAAGTTCTTCATCACTAAACAAAGAGCTATTATTTAATGGATCTACATCATCTAAGAATGCTGGTCGTTTATATCTATAGTCTAACGATTTACTAATATTTTCAACATCAGTAATTTCATTATTGACTTTAATAATGATAGGATCAAAGTTTGGAGTTTCTTCTCCAGTTTCATAAGCTGCAACTATCTTATTATATTTATATAAGATATTCATTAAAGCATAAAAATCTATATTAAGATTATTACATACTACTTCTTTTACGTATTTATTAGGGGTAAGAGTGAATGTATCACATTTTACATTCTCTAATACTTCACCATTAACTGTAAATTTAGTATTATAATCGGCAAAGCCAATTTTACCAGTAAATACGGAAACCCCAGGTCGGTCATTATCCCCCTCTTTAGGGAAATTTACATACTGTTTTCCGTTGTAGTTTACTTTTGTTAAACTTTGATCATTAATATTTACAGTAAAATTAATATCACCAATATCTTTAGCCCCAGTTAAGTAAGCATAAGAATCTTGTAAGAATTGTTTATTAGATACATTTAGTACTAAATTTCTTTTATCTGCAGATGTTTCAGTTGTAAGAATATTATTAACTAGACTATCTGTAGGAAAATACATTTCTAAATCTTTCCCTTTAGGTAAAGTAAATTCTTTATTCTTATTATTAACCAAGCAGTTAGTTTCATTTAGTGCGGTTGTAGAGTTTGGAGCATAAGTAAATCCACCAGTGATATCTAAGATACCATTAGCTAGTCCTTTAACTTCTCCAGATTTCTTAATAGTTTCTTCAGTCTTTTCTGGAAGTTTAGTCACTTCAGATGCTAACTGTGCAGTTGTACCATTAGACTGAATGCCATTTTTAACTAAAATATTTTTAACTTCTTCTAAGTCATTATGTAATAGACCAAAGCTTTCTACTACTTTATTGACTAGATCAGTTGTTGTCTGTTTGTCATCTGCCATAATTATTTACCTCTAATTTTAGAAATTTCTTCTTCTATTTTCTTAAGAGTTGTATTTAATTCATCGCGAGTAATAAAATTACTAGTATCAGGCTGTGTTGCTAATCCATCATATAATACTACCCAAGTTTCACCGCCGAGACAAATATATAACTTCTTACTTCTAGGAGTATAATATAATTCTCCAGCATACGATGAATATTGTGGCATTTGATCATTAACCTGAATGCCTTTAATATTTTTCCATTTCCAGAATCTGTCTAAACAATAAACATCATTAGAGTCATAATCTATATAAATAGAGCCAGCAGTATAACCTTTGGCTTCATTTTCTTCTTTACCATTTTTTGGTATATCATCATATGTACCAGTTTTGAATTTCTTCCCTACAGCAGTATCAACTATAGAGTTTATTTCTGATGCACTTTGGGAGTTACTAACATCGGTCCAGTTAATACCATCCCAGAATTTAAGTTTCTTAGTTGGGCCATCTTCTTTTGCGAAGATCTGACCTACATAATCACCACTAGTTGGCGGATTTGCACCACTTTTTGGTTTCAGATTAACTATATCCTTCTGCAACTTAGAAACATCTTTAGCTACCTCTTTAGAAAAGGTAGTAAGAAGTTTCTTAATAATATCATTAAGCTTCATAATACCTCCGAAAATATAAATTATAGAGATGGTACTGAATACCATCTCTATAATTAAATATTTAGTTTAAGACTTAGCCTTGTGTTTTAGCGGTATTGTAAACTTCAACTAAGTTGAATGTATCTAGACCTTCCAAGTCTGCAGTCTTAACAACTTCGTCTTTCTTAGCATATGGTTCTAAACCATTAGTTAAAGATGTAGTTGTAACAAAATCAGCCAATGCTTCTGTTTTAGCATAAGGTTGTAATTTTGTATCCAAAGCATCAGTTTTAACATATGCATCTAAAGCTTCAGTTTTAGCATAAGGAGTTAAAGCAGTAGTCAACGCTTCTGTTTTAACGTATGCATCTAAAGCAGCTGTTTTAGCATAAGGTTCCAATGCAGTAGTTAATGCAGTTGTTTGAACGTAGTTAGCTAATGCTTCAGTTTTAGCATAATCTGCTAAAGTAGTAGTAAGCGTAGCAGTTTGAACGTAATTAGCTAGAGCTTCAGTCTTAACATAGTCAGCAAGTTTACCATCTACAATAGTACCAACTTGTGCAGTTGTAGGATAGTTGCTCAAATCTGGAGCTTCACCTGCACCAGTGGAAGAGATAGTACCATCTGGAGAAATAGTGATATTAAGACCAGGTTTAAGTTTATCCTGCTTAGAATCAGTTAATTTTTTAATATCTTTACCAACTTCTGTAGCAAAAGGGTTCAAGATATTTTTAATTTGATCAGCAATTTTAGTAGCCATTTAAAGAAATTCTCCTTTCTTGAAAATAGTTAATTATTTATTAACTATTTATATGTTTATTAATAAAGTATATTCGGTTATACGCCTATACTAACAGTTTATGATAAATCTGGGGTATATTAGCCCTCAGATTTACCACGTTTATATGATTCAAGTAGATCGATAGATAGCTCTTCTTCTAGCTTATCTCCGACAAAGTTTAGACCTCTAATTGTCCAGCCAGCGGCTTCTGCAGCTTGTGCAATTGGAAGTAAAGTAGCATTAACATCTCTTGGTTCAAAGGAAATTAATTGACTTTCATCTGGACCATTATTACTTAATGCATTCAATACAGATGCAACAGAGTTTTCATCTAATGGGCATTTAGTTAGATCTAATCCAGTTTTAAGTTCACCAGTAACTTGTAACTTAGTTAAAGATCTACATCCTAAAAACATATTTTTTGTATTAGTTAAAGAGTTTACATTTAATTTCAATGCAACTAGACTGCTACAATTTTTAAACATGTTTTCGCCACTTTGTACAGATTTAGTATTCAATTCTACATTGTTTAATTTGCGACAATTTTCAAACATACCAACTGCAGAAGCTAGTTTATCACTATTGGATAAAACTACAGATTGTAAGTTTTCATTGTCTTTAAACATATAGTCTGCAGATACAGTATTAACTAAGTTAATTGGAGATAATCTTAATAAAGAAGTACCACCATCAAACATGTGATCTGCATATTCCATTAAATCAGTATTCAATTCTTTATCTAATTCCGTAATATCCATATAAGTTTTTGGATATAAGTTTCGTAAGAAGTTATAAGCATTCTTAGAAGTCTTATAGAATTTATTTTCAGAATCTTGAGTAAGTTCGGAGTCAGAAATAGAGCCAGCCAATTTAAGACGTCTAATATTTCTAACATCAATAGCAACAACTTTATTTTTATAATCCATAGAGCAATCAAAACGAACTACGATTTTCTCATCACGTTCTTTAATTCCATTAGCTCTATAAGTAGACAAAGCTACATGTTTATTTGACCAACATTCAAAGCCGGCAACTTTACCAGCGGCACGTTGTAATTCACCATCTTTTACATAGTCAATTTCCCAGATTTCATCAGAGCCTTCATAAAGAAGAACTTTATAGTTATCTTGAGGATTAGAGAAAGTGAAAGATAGCATTAAAGATCTAAGAATTTTAGCTTGTATATCAACAAGATTAGCTTTAGGGCAAGCACGTTTATGATCACCACTTGCGGTAGTATAAGGGTTACAGCTAGTAGGATCTACAACATTATCGAAAGCCATATTAGTACCTCCATGATTAGTAATATTCAATTATCCTAATGTTGAAAAAATATATAGGAGATGGACATGATAGCCCATCTCCAAATTTATTATCTTTGTCGTTTTTTAAATGAATCTTTATATGATTCATAGTCGTTTACATAGTTAGATGGATCATAAAATCTAAATGGATTATTATTGTAATAATCAGCAAGTCTACTAATTCTTTTAGAGTTATTAGATGCATATCCCATTAGTAAATCTTGTGGCAGATTAGAATACTTTCTATTATATTCAGCTAACTTCTGAGAATCAGTTAACTCAGGTTTAGTATAAAATCTATCAGTAGTTACATCTAACAATTCAGAATAGTTATATACTAATGCTTTTCGTATGCTTTGATATTTTCTTTTAGAATTTCTAGTATCAACTACAATAGCTCTATCTTTAACAGATACAAATGATCCATCAGTATAATAGAATAAGTATTTACCATCTTTAGTTTCATACGTATCTAATAGAGATACTTCTATATGCAGATTTGGATCATCAGCATTATTACCAATAAAGTCTTTTATTTTATTGATTGGATTTTCAAATGGTATTTCAGGAGATACAGTTCTACCATCATCTAGTTTTCTTCCGTCTCTAGCATATCTAACTACAACTCCATTAGAATATCCTAAGTTGATTACCTTTAACTTTTCATCAATAACTACATTATTTATATCTATATACTTTTTATTGTTTATTTTATTTCTGATTGGCTCCTCCGCTGTAGCACTTATATTATTTCCCATAATAATTCTCCTTAGAAAATAAAAAATAAATAGGCCAATGGTTTGAAACCATTGGCCACCATTATTTATATGTATAATATTATTTACGCTTCTTAGTTTTCTTTTCTGGTTTAACTGTATGAGCAATCTTATCCCATTCAATAAACCCTTTATCAATATATGCAACTAATTGTTGGAAGTTAAAGATGATTTGTTTATAGAAATCATTTACTTCATCTTTAGTTTCATATACATGGATAGCTGCAGAAAGATTCATAATAAAGCTATATAATTTCAACAAATCAACTTTGTTTTTAAAGTTAGTATTTGTGTAAATTACACGAAGTAAGATAGCATTAACTACAACTGTATTGTCAGGATTATGGTTAAATCTACCAATAGCATCAATAATAGCTGCTACGTTTGCAGTCTTAACTCCAATAGCTTGTAAAGCAGACATGATTTCTCTACGATAGTATTCTTGATGTTTAAATGCTCTAAGCGCATTGAAATAAGAATTATGCAATTTCAAGAATTCATAGATATCAGAATAATCAGTAGAATCATTCAATGCTTTAATTACAGATTTAGCGAATGCTTTAACTTTATCAGAAGATTGTTCATCAGCAAGAACTTGATTCATCTTTTGAATGCGATCATTATGAGATGCTTCAATATATTCATCAATAGAAATGTCTTCATCTAATTTAGATGTAGCTTTCTTAACTGTTTCATCTAATAAAGCTTTACCTTTATCCATGAATGCATTAGTACATGCTTCACGAATAAGACCTTCAATATAGAATTCTAATTCTTTAGCATTAGAAGTATTTACTCCATCTTTACTAGCTTGAATTAAGAATTTTTCTTTTAGACCAGCTGTAAGTAAAGTAGTTACATTAGCAATATCATCTTTAATTACTTTTAGATATGTATCAATTATATTTTGAATATCATCATCAGACAAATCTAATTTAGGAAATTCTTTATTTTCAGAAATGGATTTTTTAACATCTTCTACAGAGATTGTTAATTCATCAAATTTCTTTAACGCTTCTTCCAATTCTGGATCGCTAGAAACATTCTCGTTGCTTTCGGAAACTCCATTGGAGCTAACAGTCTCAACGTCTTGAGCGTCTTCTTTAGATCCATCTTTAGCTGGTTCTTCGCCATGGCTTTCATTTGAGGGAAAGTCGGCTTCAGCCTTATCCTCCTCAAGAACTTCTACTTTTTCCATAGCATCAATTTCCTCAGCAGTTGGAGGAACTTCTGGAACGATAGCTTTTACGTTCTTATCATCTAATCTAGCTGCATCTTCTTCTGTAGCTAAATTTAAATCTTCAACGATATCTAATTTTGTCTCTACACTCATTTGTATTCTCCTCTAATATTTTGAATTCGTAAACGTAATTCAGTCACATATTCAGGGAATAAGTACTGATTAGAAATAATAGTTTTCATAAAATCTGTAAAGATATTAACATCTTCACTGAAATTAGAAGTAAGTAAATCTACAATAGGTTGCTGATAGCAATTAGCTAAGATATCAGCCATACGAATATCTAATGTAGAGATGTATTGAATTACTGTTGGTAAATTAGCATTGATTACTGCTAATTTAGAGTTATCCATAACCTTCTTGTTATAGATAGTAGAGCTGTCTTTAGATTTCTTCAAGTTTTCTAATTCAAGAGCAGAGTAAATAGAATTCTGCTCAGATACAATTAGATTAATCAAGAAGTTAGTCATATGAGAATTAAATCCACATACCAAGAAATCATATATAGTAGATGCCAATAAATAAATATTGTCATCAGATTCATCAATATGGGATACATTACATTTATTACAGATTGTATCGATGATATTTTTATATACATCGAGTTCAACTGAATTTGTATTTTCTACATCCATTGGATAATTAGCTCTGATATTATCAAAGTTGGATCGAAATACATTTACCATATTTGGTTTTGCATTAATAGCAAACTCGTAGCGTTTATTAATATGATTATCAATTACATCATAGATATAATCGCTACTGAAGTTTGCTAGTATTTCAGATAATTGGTGTTCATTTGCTAGTTCATAACCAGCATTCCCGTTACTATAGCCAAACATCGGATTCCTCCTTAAATAGTTAATTTAAAATTTACTGAAATGTAAGTAAATATTTAAATTTTTAGATTTGATTATAGAATCTAGAAAGATTACCAGATAAATGGGAATCATTAGTTGGTGTATCATTAGAATATAATGAGATAAATGCTTGATCTGGCAATTTACCATCTTGCTGATTACGTATTAGATCTACATCTTCTTTTGTTAGGTTGTACTTATAAGCATATGCCTTTAAGAATTGAGGATCTTGTAATGCAGTCTCTAAAGCTTCTTTTTCTTTAGCATCCTCAGCTTTTATCCATTCTTGGTAAGTCATACCGATAGCTCTTTGAGCTTCTTTTAACTTATCCATAGGAGATAATTCTGATGGATCATCTTTAGCTAAGTCTTTTTGTAGCTGAATAGTTTCTTCATATATTTCAACAGTTTCTACTGCTGCATCGAATACTATATCATCTACATCTTCATCAGTCTTTAAGACTGTTTTATTAATACCAAAAGCTTCTTTTAAGTTTTTACCTTCATACCATACATATAATGCCATTAGATATGAGAAAGTTAAATCATCATGTGTATTAGTAGAATGCTCTATCTTACCATTACGTTTAACTTCTAATCCAAGGAATTCATCATATAGTCTCTTAGATACAAACTTATCTTTATGGTTATCCATACGCTCTTTTAATATTTCCATTAAAAGCTCACGTACGCCTTTAGTTGAATCTAGACCGAATACCTTAGTGAGCTGTTTAATTCTCTTAATAGCCCCAGGTCCTTCAAATCTTTCTTCAATAATTTTATCTTTAAATTCATAATAAAGATTATTAGTAATTCCGGCTTTCTTAAGAAGTGCTATAACTGATGCCCCGAACCCGAATATATTTAAATATAGTCGCTACACTATACTTATGCAATTTTGCATCACTCCCATTACAGGACGTGTCTAGATCATTTGTCGTCCTCCAACATTACTTGCTGAGGCCAGGATTTTTCCTCCGCCAATCGCTTGCGGTTCTACTCTCCCGTCAGGAGATGATCGTTGAACGTCCCATCTAATATAAAATTAGATGTGTTCGCTGCTAAACGTAGGAGATAACTTTACTCCTATGCGTCAAAGCAATTAACCCTGTTGATACATAGACATTTCTGTCTATGCAGTGCGTTCTTACACCATTTCGTTCGACATTAATTACAGTATTACGCATATACTTTTGCGTTAATTCAACTATAATCTTAGCCAGTTCTATTTGGCTAATATAGTTACACTTGAAGTCAGCTATTACTTTAGTTGTCTTACTATCTATAATAGAGATAGCAGAACTATCCCTTCTGTACCCACCAGATACGTCGACACCCATTATAGGTGGATCTACTGGAAGACCATTTCTATTATATTCGATAGTATCATATAGATTAACTTGGAACTTGCCGTTTAGTACATCTATTACTGAGGTTGGTTCTCTAGTTAATCTAGACATTGTTTCTAATTCTTCTAATGTGAATGGTGAGTTATCTGTGGAGTTTGACCATTCAAGCAAAACTTCACGACGGATATCTTCCCATTTATTATTCATGGTTCTACAGATTTCTTTGAACCATTGTTCACTACAACCAAGTTGTTGATAAGTGAACTTAATATATACGAAAGTAGACTTAGTATTAGATTCCATTATTTCCATGATTTCTTGATAAGATTTATCATACCAAGTTTCACTAAATGGAACTGCATCTTCTTTCATTTGGAATGCAAATACCCCTTCTTGAGAAGTCAAGAAGCCTGGGGTAGTTGTAAATAATATACCATAAGGTGCACCATTTGCTCTTGAGTTATCTGCAGCTCTCTTAAATGCTGGAACTGTATTTAGATAAATGATTTCATTATATGGTGCAAATCCCCATTCGTCTCCCCACAATAAAGGGATAGATTTACCACGTAGTAAGTTCTGAGCTGCAGTTTTATTACGTGCAGAAGCTACAGTGATAATTTTATTTCTGTTTACTGCATGCTCTAGACGTAATACTGTATCTGAAGCTTTTGCAGCTTTACCATCTTTTCTATTGAATGGTGCATCCATTCTTAGATATGGTGGTAAACATTCACGAAGATTCTTTAGAGTTTGCAAGTTATCCTTAGAACCATCTTGTGCTTTATGTAAGAATGCAATAGTAGCATTCGAAGTACCAAAGTTAAATAAATATAAATATCTTGCATCGGCAGCTAATGTTTTACCTTGCTGACGTGGTAGCTCATGGAAGATATTCATATTATATATTGAGCAGAAGAATAGAGCCATATTACCACGGTGTAATCTGAATGGTATACCGGTACCACTACCACCTTGGTCTGGGACTCTACATACTTCTCGAATAAAGTACCAGAAGTTTGCCATACATTCAGCTAGTACTTTACCTTTATAATATTGGTTTAGATTTGGATCATGTGGGTCTATAGCCGCTAAATCAGGGTCTAACAGAGCCAGCATGAATTTGTTATTCTTAATTCCTATGGATTTAAGATATATATGCATATCCAGAAAGCTTTTATTCCTGGTAGACATCTGATAATATATTTGCATATTTATCACCTTTGTAAAACTGTGTTTTAATAGTTATATATTATTAAGGTGTTATAATGATAAGTATATAGTCGTTTGACTAGTTTATATTTTATTTTAAAGGAGAAATTTATCATGTTACAATTAATTTTAAAATCCGATGCTATGGTTAAATTTGCAGCATTAGTTGCTGCAGCATTATGTGTAATTATTATTACATTCATTATTGGAATGACAATCGACCCATTCTTTGGGTTGCGTTGGTTGTCAGATATTTTGACTCATGTGTTGAGTCAAGATTCCATGTTAAGCATCATTATTACTTTGCAAGTCGCAAAGTATTTTGCTTTATTCTGGTTAGCACATAGAGTGCTAATTATCGTACGTAATATTAAGCGTACAGTGAGAAAAAATAAATAAGACAATAAATACCCGTAGGATTTCTATGATCCTACGGGTATAACTTATTTATTTTTTTTATTTTTTATTAGATTTCTTAGCAGCTTTTTCTTCAGCTTCAGCTACTTTTTCTTCGGCGTCTTCTTTAACGTCTTCAGTTTTTGTTTCAGGACCTTTAGGATCTTCTTCTGTAGTTTCTTCTTCAGGAGTTGTTTCTGTTTCTGGTTTAGCTTCAGGTTTTACTTCTGATTCGGTTACAGGTTCTTTGTCTTCCTTAGGTTCAGATTTAGTTTCTTTTTTACCAGATTTTTTAGTTGTTGGTTCTTTTTCTTCTTTAGGTTCTTCAGTAACTTCTTCGTTGTAGTTAGTGAAGTCTAAAATACGAGTTCTACCATCTTCAAGAATTTCTTCAACAACACCGTGTTGAATGATACATTCGAAGATTTCTTCTGCTTCCAACATTTCTCGGTGGATAGCACGAACCAATTTATTACGTAGTCGAATAGGACGACGGCAAGTTACATTTACAAGTTTAGCCATTGATATTTCCTCCTAGATAGATTCAATTAATTCGTCTTCAGAAGTAAGAACAGATTCGATCAAAGCATCATCAATCAAATGATAAGCTTCAGTCAATTCGATATCATCTTCAACTTCTTCAGCGATTTCTTCACTGTCTTTTTCATGTTGTTGGTCGATATCAGACATCAATTCGAGTTCAGCAGCTTCATCTTCATCTTCTGCTTCGATATCAATTTCTTCATCTTCTAGACCTTCAACAGAGTCAATATCATCATTATCTTCGTCGTCATCTAATTCTAATTCATCAGAAGCATCAACGATAGCATCGATAGTTTCATCCATATCTGCATCATTTACGTCATCAGTTGCAATTACATCTTCAACTGTAGCGGCAGTATCTTCTAGATCTTGATGGATAGTTTTGTTATCATCCATTTCAATATCCTCCTTTAGTAATCAAGTTCACTATATTCATTATCGTCAACTAAATCATCTAGATCATCACTAGACATAGTTGCTAAGAATATACCTTCATCATCAACAATATCATCGCTTGCCATATCAGCATCAATGGCATCGATAATATCTCGTTTTGCAATCATAGTATCTAAAAATCCGTTCTCGTCAATCATGACATTGAACGCATCTTCGTTATCAATTTGCTCTTTGAAATAATTATCGAGTTCGTTCATTTAGAGTACCTCCATATAGATTACTGATATGTTAACGAGATAGGTTTTTCATTATATTCTTAACCTGTTCTTCTAGGATAAATATGATTACAGGAACGTAGTAAAAAATAATGTTTGCTGGTAAAGAATAGTTAAATTCTTCTAAAGATTTTAGTAAGAATTCATCATATCTATTTAACTTATCTTGATTATCATTAAAGTAATCTATGATAATATTCTTGAAATAATATGGATCATTAGTTTCATATCTTTCATTATCTCTGATTCTCATTACAGTATCATCATCAAAAGATGGAACTACCCAGTTATCGCCAGGTTTATATTGATGGAATATATAGTAATAATCTTCGATATTATAATATAATATAGAAGTTTTATCTTCGATCTTCATACCATAACAAGATGGATTATTAATACAAGTTTTATCTTTTCGTTCTAATGAATGGAAAAGAGTTCTAGAGTAATCTAAAGCAAAAGATTCTTTAACTGCAAGTTGGTGAGCAATTTGCATGAATGGTATACTCAAAGTATTCATTAAATCATTTCGCTTAATAAACTCAATCATATAACTATCATAGAAATTATGATTATCATAAGAGAATATGAAAGTCTGAGTCTTATTAGAATAGAATAATGAACGATAGTAAGTAATCATATCTGTACAGATATTTTCTAATCGTTTAATATAAGCATGGTCATCATCTTTAATAACTAAAGATAGATTTGTACCAATATTAGTTGTATCCATTGTATAAGATCCAACTACTAAGGATTCAATATCTGTATTATCACCATCATGGGAACTTAAACGATAAGAAATCTTATACATATTAACCCCAGTTGGTAATGTATCTAAAGTAACACCGGTAACTTTAAATAGGTATTCTTCATCTGTATGATTAATTATAAAATAATCTTGTGGATATGGTTTGAATGCATTTGGAAGGACATATGCATCGCCTTCAATAGAATCAGATTCAATACCATAATCGCCAGATTCTAATTGGACTTGAATCTTATCTAAGCCAAATAGAACTGTATCTTTAATTTTATTATATCTTAATGGAGAATCTCCATCAGTGTAGCTATATGCTTGATCGGTGCCTTCATCTAATGTACTTTCTGCAGTATTAATATTGAAGTAAGTACAAATTGTAGGCGGTTTATCTGTAAATGTATAGAACGTATTATCCAATCTATCTTTCTTAGAGTCTAAGATAGAATTAATAGTCCCAACATAGGTAGTATCTAGGAATTTTCCCATATGTTACCTCCTTTATTAATGAGATGTTTAAGAAAAAAAATAAAGTGAGCGGATGAGGTTTATCCCCATCCGCATCATAATATTTGTCTTATAGAATCTTTAATTTTACTTAATGGTACACCATAATCTTTTTCTCCAGATTCATTTCTATGAAAATATACAGAAGATCCTCTAAAGAATTGGATATTATTATTTATGAAGAACTCTGATTGTCTCATAGATATATCGCCAGCATCATCATTATCAAAATATAAATGTAAATCCATATTCATAATTCCTCTAGAGAGAATCAATGAAATTACATTCGGATATTTGTTTCCTGATGCTGCCATATATATTCCATTAGCCCCATATGATAAGTTTGTAAATACTGAAAGAATATCAAATTGTCCTTCAGTAATATTAACTAAAACCTTATCAGTTGTTATAGGAATTTGAGCTGGAATAGAATACGTTTTAGTAAAGTTATTCTCTGATAGCTTTACTATTAAATATCTGAATTTCTTATCGACTGGCTTAATACATCGCATAATTAACGCTGTATTATTAATCGAGAGGAAACCCACATACTCACGCTGAATTCGCTCATAATCAGATTCTGTTGCTCCCAGAACATGCATAATCTGTCGTCTGAAGAACGTAAAATCAAATATAATTTTAAGTTCTAATAAATACCATACTGGTAAAAATACACCTAGACGGGAGTTTACATAGTCTACCTTTTCTTGATAAATTCTATCATCTAAGACAAAATCTTTATACTTTATTATTCTTTCATCTGTAGAAATAGAAGAGTAAGCTTTTGGCTTACTCTTCAACATCTTCTTATTATATTCTTCTATCTCAGATATTAAAGATAAGTCCTTTATCTTTAATAATTCTAAGAAGTTTCTATTTACTAATCCACCAGCTTCACATTTAAAGCAATTATACATAATAGGTTTATCTTTAGATACTCCTATATACATATGCTTCTTTCCTGGTGATGATGTATGCCCGCAATACGGACATCTTAAAACTATTTCTTTTTTACCAGCTGCAAATTGCGAATCTGGTATTGCATATTTTAATCTGTCCGCTATATTCATAACTTACCTATGCTTTAAAAAAGTAGATATTAGAATATTCAACAATCTTAGCTTTAATTACTTCGTCTCTTGCTTCAGCATGTAAGAATTGTAATCCTTTTAAGATAGAATATTCATTACAATTTAAGACGTTCAATAGATATTCTAAAGAACGTCCTTCAATCATTACCATATAAAATAATTCTTGGTAATTGATTGTTTTACGACCAGTAATATTTATTTCTCTGCCTTCACTAATAAATTTAATATTTTTATCGTCTATATTTGTAATAATATTAGTAGGGGTAATTGGGGCAACAACTATATCTTCTTCATTGGATTTTGAGGTGTCATTACATTTTTTATCAATAATATTACATTCAGCATCGAGAATATATCCTACGATTTGATTTGGACTAAGCTCTGGATATTTTTCTTGAATCTTAGCTAAATTATGATGATTATTAAATTCTTTTTTAACTTCAATATTATATTCTTTCATTGTATTTACTCCTATAAAATTAAACCATTTGTCTCTTTTCATTTTCATTAGTAACAGCTAATCTTAAAGAAAAGAAAGGCAATTTACATCCAGCTTCACTTAAACTTTTGAATCCAGTCTCTTTTAATATGAATTTAGTTTTATACGAATGCCTTACATCTTTATATTTCTTAATAAACTGATCTAAATCTGTATATACATTCGGTAACTTGTTTACCATCTTTATCAGACTAACAATAGGTTCACGTCTAACTTTAATATTTTTAAACTTATTTTCTTTAATAAAATTATTGATAATATTAATTAACTCATCA